TAATAGACCAGCACACACAGTAGATCACATCATACCTAGAGTTAAGGGTGGGGATATGTGGGCACCAGATAACTTGCAATCTATGTGTAAGAGCTGTAATAGCAGTAAAGGTGGCCGTTTTTTTAGCAGCAAGGCGACCCCCCCTGTCTTTCCAGTCTCATCTCTCCCTGAGACGATCCGAACAGTGCCAGACTCACCATTTAATAAACCTGATACGCTTGATTTCGATGCAAAATGATACGGAAGTAAGCCAGATCAAACGAGGGGTCGGGCTAATTGGCAGCACCGAGCCTAGAATCCACACGCCCTTGCTTAAAGGTCGCACAAAGTCGCAAGAGGTAGCAGATTTAGCTGAGAAAATTAACTTGCCTTTGATCCCCTGGCAACGCTGGCTGCTTGATGACCTTTTAACTATCGACGATACAGGCAACTTTAAAAAGAAGCTGGGTATAGCGTTGATTTCGAGACAGAATGGCAAGACTCACCTAGCACGTATGCTAATCCTGGCGCATCTATTCTTATGGGACACTAAAAACGTTTTGGGTATGTCCTCAAATCGAAATATGGCACTTGATACATTTAGGCAAGTCGCTTATATGATCGAAGACAATCAATTTTTAAAAGATCAAGTAAAGCAGATACGCCTGGCTAATGGTCAAGAATCTATAACATTATTAAGCGGCGCTAGGTATGAAATAGCCGCAGCGACTAGAGATGCACCCAGAGGTAAGTCCGCTGGATTTTTATATTTAGATGAAATCCGTGAATGGACAGAAGAAGCGTTTACAGCTGCACTACCAGTAACACGTGCAAGACCTAATGCGATGACCTTTATGACAAGTAACGCAGGCGATGGGTTTAGCACTGTGCTTAATAATTTAAGAGAGCGTGCATTATCGTATCCACCTGACACTTTAGGTTATTACGAATGGTCAGCGCCACAGCACTGTAAGATCCACGACAGAAAAGCCTGGGCTATGGCTAACCCTGCACTTGGTTATTTAATTACAGAAGAAACCTTAGAAGAATCTGTAGCGACCAACACAATAGAAGCTACAAGGACTGAGATGTTATGCCAATGGATCGACTCTACTGTCAGCCCCTGGGTGTATGGATCTATTGAAGCGTGTAGCGATAGCACCCTGGAAATACCTGTCGGCCCTCAAACAATTATGGCATTCGATATTGCACCTACTAGAAGATCAGGCGCTTTGGTTATGGGTCAAATGAAAGACGGCAAGATAGCCGTAGGTTTAGCGCAGCTGTGGTATAGCGATATAGCAATAGATGAGATGAAGATGGCAAGCGATATAAATGAGTGGGCACGTAAGTATCATCCGACTACTATTTGCTTTGACAAGTACGCCACCCAGACAGTTGCCACTAAATTAGAATTGTCAGGCTGGAAAATCCAAGACATTAGCGGCCAAAGCTTCTACCAGGCTTGCTCGGATCTTGCAAACGCCCTGGCACAAGGCACAATGGTTCATAGTGGGCAAGCAGACTTAGTACAGCACTTAAATAACTGTGCAGCCAAGACCAGTGATTTTGGTTTCAGAATCATCCGTAGAAAATCAGCTGGAGAAGTCACGGCGGCAATTAGCTTGGCTATGGTGGTTAGCCAATTAACCAAGCCACAACAAACAGCGCAAATCTTTGTCTAACTTGCACTAAATGTCCGACTTATGGTATAAAATACCTATATGGGTTTATTGTCTGCTTTGGGTATAAATAAAAAAACGGAATCTGTCCAAGCGCAATACGCCCCTGCCATTATGGACACAGCCTACGGCTATGGTTCATTTACAACTGGTGTCGGTAATTTCCCTGGTGGATTAGATCGAAACTTTGCTATGCAAGTACCAACAGTAAGCCGTTGCAGAAATCTTATAGCTGGTGTAATTTCATACCTGCCATTAAAACTTTACAAAAAGTCTAATGGTGAGGAGTTGGGGAACCCTCTTTGGCTAGATCAACCAGACTATCGGCAACCAAGATCCGTCACGATAAGTTGGACTGTCGATAGTTTGATTTTCTATAATTGCGCTTATTGGCGTATTACGGAATTGTATGCAGACGATTTGCGACCATCAAGATTCGAATGGATTGCTAATAATCGAGTTACATTTACCACTAATAAATTTGGCACAGAAATAGAAGAATACTTTGTCGATGGTGTAAGAGCGCCTATGTCTGGCATTGGAAGTCTTATTACTTTCCAGGGATTAACTGGCGGCGGAGTTTTGCAAACCGCTGCACGCACAATACAAAGCGCATTAGATTTAGAAAAGGCCGCAGCTATATCTGCACAAACTCCTATGCCAAGTGGTTACATTAAAAACACTGGCGCAGATTTACCAGAACAACAAGTATCAGGATTATTAGCACAATGGAAGCAAAGCCGACAAAACAGATCTACAGCATATTTAACTTCTACTTTATCTTATGAAACTACAGGATTTTCACCAAAGGAAATGGCTTACGTAGAAAGCATCCAATACAGTTCGACACAGGTCGCCAGGGCAATGAACGTACCACCATTTATGGTGAGCAGTGATATGAACAATAGTATGACCTATCAAAACATATTAGATTCTAGGAAAGAGTACGTCTCTTACACTTTGCAACCTTACATTTGTGCAATAGAAGACCGACTATCTATGGATGATATTACCCCACGTGGTCACGTAGTTAAATTTGCTATAGAAGAATCGTTTTTAAGAGCTGACACAATTAAGCGCTTAGAAGCAATAGAAAAAATGTTAGCACTTGGCTTAATCGATGTTGAAGATGCCAAAGAAATGGAACAAATGACACCTAACGGGAGAGAAGTAGAAGATGATACTTACATTCAGTAGCCACATAGAGAGCGCCGACAATGAGCGCAGAGTAATTGCTGGCAAGATCGTGCCATTTGAAGAAGTGGGCAATACCTCAGTAGGTAAAGTGGTCTTTGCTAAAGGCTCAATCGAGATCGGTGATCCAGGCAAGGTCAAGATGCTTATGCAACACAGCCCAGAGCGCCCTATCGGTCGAATGCAAAAATTTAACCAAGCAGAAGATGGCATTTACGCATCATTCAAAATCAGTGCATCAATGCAAGGCCAAGATGCCCTAATACTTGCAGGCGAGCAGTTAATCGATGGTTTATCTGTTGGAGTAGACGTAAACAAGTCAATCCAGAAAAAAGATTATTTATATGTAACAAGTGCAACCCTTAAAGAGGTAAGCCTTGTTGAAAGCCCAGCGTTTAGCGCTGCACAAGTAACTAAAGTTGCTGCTAGTGAAAACGAAGCAGAGGACACAAACCAAACAACAGAAAGCGAGGCTCCTGTGGAAGATTTAGCAACAGCGCCACAAGAAGCAAAGGCAGAGGCTGCTACTCCTACAGTAGAAGCTGCTCGCCCAACAATCACAGCACCATATATTTCTACAAAAGTGCGTACACCTATTCAATCAATGGGTGGATACACAGAGCATAAAATCAAAGCAGCATTAGGCGACGATGACTCAAAGTTATTTATTGCAGCTGCTGATGATTTTGCTAATAACGGATTAGGATTTAATCCAACACAATATCTAACAGAGTTTGTAACTAATACACGCTTTGGTACACCTGCTATTGATGCTTGCAGCCAGGGAACTTTGCCCCCAACTGGTCTTACAATCAATATCCCTTCACTTGTCACTTCAAGTGGTGGTGGAACTGGTGTAGCACCAACTGTAACTGTAGAAGCCGAAGGCGGCGCAGTGTCAAATACAGATATGGTCAGCCAGTATCTTTCAGGAACAGTATCTAGCTTATTTGAAGACAATCGATACAACTGTATTAACAGCGTTACTTGCAGCTGGTATGAACGGAACAAATACATCTGCTGATCTAGATGGTATTGTTGCATTTACTACAGAAGGTGCACGTACTATCTACTCAAACACAGGTTACTTTGCACAGAATTACATCGCTAACCCAGCACAATGGGGTGCGTTGATCGGTGCACAAGATACAACAAAGCGACCAGTATTTAACGCCTTGCAACCAATGAACGCAGCAGGCCAAGTTGGCCCACAATCAATCCGTGGTTCAGTATTAGGACTTGATCTATACGTAGACAAGAACTTCTCAGCAACTACATTTGATGATGACTCTGCTGTAATTCTTGCACCAGAAGCATTTACTGTATATCGCTCACCACAGGCTTATATGTCTGTTAACGTAGTATCAAACCTACAAGTACAGGTAGCAATCTACGGATATATGGCAACAATCGCCAAGATGCCTAACGGAATTATCAAGTACAAGAAGACCTGATAAGACCGATCAAACAATCAGTAATCTCTGGGGTTTAGTAGCCCTAGCCCCAGAGAGCTATTAGCAAAGGAGTAGAGATGCCAGCAACGTTTGTTACAACAGCCGAGTTAAGGGCAAATCTTGGTATTGGCTCGCTCTACTCTGATGCGACTGTGGAAGAATGCTGTCAATCGGCAGAAGATTTAATTAGCCAATACTTATGGCATAACGATGCCCCAGTAGTAGGCACAGCATTACAAGATAACGTGGCAACACTTATGCTTTCTAATCCGAACGCATTTGTAACAGGTCAGCAAATAGTAGTAAGCGCTTGTGGTTCAACATTTAACGGCACTTACACAATCACTGGCACAATACCGCCAAGCACAGGCACAACTAACCTTATTCCAGTATTTATGTATCAATATGGCCAAGCCAATTATCCAAATGGTTATTCATTTGTGCAATATGCAAAAACAGCAGCTAATCAAAATTTTCATAAAGTAGTACCTTATGGCAACGCAAGAGGCCCAGAACACAAAACCCAATCTTATGCGAGCACCCCTGCAATACGAGAAGCTGCGATGATAATTGCAGTGGACATCTGGCAAGCAAGACAAGTTAGCCAGACAGGTGGGGTCGGTATGGATGGGATCAGTGCCAGCCCCTATCGGATGGGTTATCAGCTGATTAACCGAGTGCGTGGTCTCATCCAGCCGTATTCAAGTCCAGCATCACTGGTGGGCTAATGGCAGCGATCTCCACCTTACGTGGCACACTAGCAACTGCATTAACTAACAATGGCGTATGGTCAACCTTTGCATTCCCACCTGCAACTTTATTGGCTAATAGCGTGGTGGTAACACCTAGCGATCCTTATATAGAGCCAAGCAATAACAGCCAGACAAGCATTGCACCGCTGGCTAATTTTAAGATTTTAGTAACCACACCTGCATTTGACAATCAAGGCAACCTATTAGGTATAGAGAATTTTATTGTGGCAGTAGTAACTAAACTAGCGGCATCTACCCTGGTTTACAACATATCAAGTGTCTCCGCTCCAGCTATAACCAATGCAGCTAGTGGAGATTTATTAACATCAGAAATAACTGTATCAATCCTAACGAGCTGGAGTTAAAATGAGCACACACGAAGAAGACTTAGCCTTCTTGAAAAAGACAGGCCAATTAGCAAGCGCACCAAAACCAACTGCACAAACTAAGAAAGACGAGGAATAAAGTATGGCAATTTATTTAAACAATAACGTAGGTGTTAAGTTGGCTACCAATGCTGCGCCAACCACACCATCTATCGACATTAGCTCATACGTAACTAATGCCGTAATTAATCAGATCGTGGATGAGTTAGAAGTAACCGCTATGGGTGACACAGCACACAAGTTTGTTGCTGGTCTACAATCAGGCACATTCACTATTGACTTTATCAATGACTGGGCAGCATCTCAGGTTAATGAGACACTAAGCGCAGCCTTTGGCAAGACTTTATCAGTATCAGTAATTACTGTTAAGGGCACTGCCGTATCAGCTACAAACCCAACTTACCAATTCTCAATACTTGTAAATAACTTGACCCCAATCGGTCAGGGTGGCGTAGCCGAGGTTGCTACCTCATCTATCACATTTACAGTAAACTCCGCAATCACAGTGTCATCATCGGTGGCATTCTAACTAAATTGAGTTTATTGACAGCCTAGAAACTGTCGAGGTACTAGACGACGAAAAAAAATAATCCAGCGGGATTCGATCCTTTACAGCATCGCACAACTGAGCGTAGAGACTGGGATACCGCCTAGAGAGTTTATTGATATGGATAGCGAAATGTATACCGCAATTATACAGGTGCTAACCGATAGAGCTAAGGAGATTCGAAATGCCAGTCGTAGTAAACGGCGTTAAACAACTCCAGAAGGCTATGAGAGAAGTAGAGCCAGAGCTTAATAAGCAGATGGCTAAAGACATAAAAACAGCGATGCTTATTGTCCGAGATACTGCACGTGGCTATTTGCCACGCCAAGATGAAGTATTGAGTGGCTGGGGTAAGCGCACTGCTTCAGCCGAAACAATTAAATTCAGAGCATTTCCAGCATACGATTATTCTTTAGCACGATCTTTAATTAAATACAACGCTGGAACAAATAGACGTAATCGCAGTGGCTTTGCTGCTGCATTTTATGTAGCCAATATATCTGCGCCTGGCGCAATCTTTGAAACCGCTGGTCGTAAAAACCGCAGAGGCGCAATTAATTCGGAAAGCCTTAATCCTAATGCTGGTATACAGTTTATAGAATCTGCCGAATCAATTAGCCAAATGAAAGGCGAGGGTAAACAAAAAGGCCGACTAATCTATAGAGCGTGGTTTGAGAAATCTAACAAAGTTATCCCTGCCGTAGTATCTGCCATCAATACAGTTGCAACAGATTTTAATAAAAAAACACAACTACGTAAGGCAGCATAATGGCTAATTTAATTGTCAGCGCAGTCAGCACCTTTGATAACAAAGGATTAAAAAAGGGCAAGAAAGAGTTAACTGCTTTTGAACAAACAGTTAATAAACTAGGCAAAACTTTTGCTAGTGTTTTTGCAGCACGTAAGTTATTACAGTTTAGTAAAAACGCTGTCAACGCATTTATGGCCGATGAGAAGGCTGCTAGGTCTTTAGAATTACAACTTAGAAATACAGGGTTTGCATTCAGCGCACCTGGTGTAGAGAATTATATTTCTAATTTACAGTCATTATATGGAGTATTAGATGACCAACTTAGGCCAGCATTTCAGCAATTATTAACAGCTACAGGGTCTATTACTAAGAGCCAGGATGCTTTACAGACAGCATTAAATATAAGCGCAGCAACAGGCAAATCTCTTACTGAGGTTAGCGCAGCCTTAACACGTGGCTTTAGCGGTAACACCACAGGCCTTAGCAGGTTAGGTGCAGGCATAAGCAAGGCCACACTAAAGACTGGCAATATGGAAAAGATTATGGCCGAACTTAATAAGAAGTTTGCAGGCCAAGCAGCAGGCAGATTAGATACTTATGCAGGCAAGATGGGTCAACTCACGGTTGCGGCTGAAGAAGCTAAAGAAACTATTGGTAAAGGTTTATTAGATGCATTGTCATTACTAAGTAAAGATAAAAGCATTAGTAATGCAACAGATTTGATGGATGATTTTGCTACCAGCGTAGCAGATAGCGTAGTAGGTGTTGCATATTTAGTTAAAGAATTAAATAAATTAGGCGATACAAAAGTTGGTGGCGTTTTATTTGATGTAAAAAATATACCAGTATTAGGTGCATATCTCACTGGATTTGCTGAAATAACCGCAGCACAAAGGGCTAAGACCGCACCAGACAACAAACAAGGCCGTGCATCGGCTCGTATTTTTGGCCAACAACTACGTCTAGAAAATAAATTGGCAGAGCAGAAAAAAAGAGAATTAGCCTTATTAGATGCAAAGAATAAGAAGCAAACCGAGGTAGACAAACTATCAGAAAAATTTGATGTTGAACGCATAGGTTTAATGAAGGCGTTAGGCGAAGCCACAGATGCTGAGACAAAACTACGCATTCAATCCAAGTTAGCCATCCTAGATAATAACGAGGCTTTGGCTAAGAAATACAATGCAGAATTAAACGCCAAATCAGCTGCCGATCTATTGGCTGATAGCGCTAACAATGCGGCTAATGCCCTCAATACTTTGCCTAGCAAGTACGATCAAATCTTTAAAAATTTATACGAGCAATCACTTGCTATGGGCAATGATGTTGCTGGCGCAAGAGCTTTGGCTGGTATGTCTTCAAGATTACAAGCTGAGGCGGATGCATTCTTAGCAGGCACAGGCCGATACGCAGTACCAGGGCAATTACCATCTAGTGCGACTACAGCTGCCGCAGCAGCAGCACCTACAGCAGTACCACAGGTAACAGTTAATACAGGCGCAGTATTAAGCAGTAACCAAGACTTAGAACGTTATATCCAAGATGCTTTAGGTAACATTACTAAACTAGGTAATGGAGCATTGA